GCAGGAGCAAAAGGTTCCCATAGGGAACATTATAAGAACCCCTCGTGCCGTAGATGCCCTGCAAGTCATACTTAGGAAGGATTGATATGGATAAGTTACAAGCCTTGTGGTCGGACATAAAACTACTCGTCAGCCGTATTCTCAATAAAATGGGGTTCTAAATGGCTTATGACCCGTATGAGGGGATGTTCTACGGGACACTCCCACAGGACACGCAGGACTTCAGCCAAGTGCTATCTGGTGTTGGTAGAAGTTTGGGCGATATACGTCGGGGCGTTTCTTATCTTCCTTATGATTTGCTTGGCTCTGGCGTAGACGTTGCAAACCTTGCTCTAGGCGCTGCTGGACTTGGGTCTGAGCGACCCGTGTTGGGAAGTGATTACCTGCGGAACATTGCAAGGTCTTTAGGTTTGGCAGAAGAATCAACAGGCTCTGCCACAGAGTCGCTTGCTAGGCTTGGGGCTGGCGTAATGTCTCCAGCAATGTTGCAGGGAATTGCAAGGGTTGGAAAAATGATTGAAGACCCAACAACCTATGCAAAAATGCTTGCCCCACTTTCGAGACCCCAAGTTACAACAGAAGCGACGGTTACAGGAAGAATTGACCCAGCAACGGGTCAATATGTTACTGGGCCAAGAACATTAACCGGGGTATCTGGCAGTCCTCAAGGCGAACTAATGGCAAGGCAAAGGTTTGGGAAAGCCGCAGAGCCAATGCTCGCAGAAGATGTAACACCGAGAGTAGGTTATTGGGCCGGAGAAACAAATCCCATGTTTGTTTCTGAAATGCCAAGAATGATGGATGTAAGCAAACAAAAAGAGGCTTTGCGGCAGGTTGCTCAAACCGCCCAAAACCTTGAGCAAGAGGGAGCCGCAATCACGCGAGCAGTCAAACTTCCGTTCGGAGATATTTCAGAAGGAAATGCAGCATTCTTAACCAAAGACGGAAAACCTTTAACCAAAGAAGATATTGTTAAACTCAACAAATCTTTTGGCGAAGCAAATTACGATAATGCTGTTTTACAGCACAGAAAGGATGGCTCTGGTTTAGTTTTCGCTGCGTGGGATGATAAATACGGGCTGGGCCAGTTTATAAATAAAGCAAAAGAGGTTCTGCCAAATCTCAAAATTGAACCAGCTTTGGCAAGACAGGATATTGACCGAGTTTATATGGACATGGCTGAATATGCCAAATATGGAGCAGTTCCAAGAACAGAAAGCCCCGGCGGTCTTTTGACCGAGGCTTTCGATGAGGCGCTTAAACGTCTTCGTTATCGGGACTAAGGTCAAAAACCCCATACTTTAATGATGTCCAGGGCGTAGGAATTATATGCTTTCCTGTTGGCTCAACATTTAAGTAATACTTATAAGCCTCTTTATAATCTTCAATTGCTTTGATAATCGGCTTATGAACGGAATTTTTGTTAGGCCCAACTTTACACACGGCTGAACAAGCAAGCAAAACCCTTTCTTTAATTGGAAGAATTCCGGTTTCCCATCTGGTGTATGTAACCCGATGAACACCTAAAAGTTCTGCCGCCTGTTCTTGTGTAATGCTCAAAGACTCACGCCAAGAGCGCAGTCTTTCGTGTTTCATGTTGCTCCTTTCTGTCAAAATAAGAATCGTTAATTTCCCAAGGCGCGTCGTCGTATCCGGTTAGTGCGCTAATTGCGTAAGAACGAATAAGGTTTATAACCTTGCAACACAGCGAGTCTTCGTAATCTTTTGGCTCGCAAGACTGATAGTTAAAACAATCTAGCGCCTTCAAAATTACAACTGGGCTTACAAAAGCAGCCTCTCTTATATGCTGGGGAAAATAGTCATCCCTTTCCCCGTGACCATAAAGACACTCAAGGCTGTCATTGTTAGCGTCTCGTAAAAGCTGTCCGCACCTTCTAAACTGTTCTGAAATCGTTAAATCAAAACGATTAGAAGATGTTGGATTGTTGGAATAAATACTAATCTCTTTTACATGATGTCTTGCCCAAGAAAGAATCGTGTTTATATGGGTGTTAGAAACTGAAAATGCGCTCATTTTTAATCCCCCTCTCTGGTAACAATTGTTGAAATAGCCTTAAAAGCAGGTGTAAATTTATGAATATGGCGAGTAGAACCTGCCGGAATAAAATCAGGCGCGTCTAAACAATCGGTTCTATCGGCATGAGTTAATAACGGCTCTGAATTTCCAAGAGCCTCTCTCCAAACAGACTCTTGTGTAAATTCTTTACGGACACAAATTTGTTTCATTTTTGCTCCTCCTTTTGCCCTGCTTTGAAGATTTTTTCCACAGCGCCAAAAATGCGCTGGCTTTGTTTTTCGGACACCTGCCCATTGCTAAGCCAATGTTGAATATAACCACGGCTTTCTTCTTGGCCTGGCAGACCAAGAAGGCTGACAAGGATATACGCAACGCTTTCTGCCTCAACTTCCTTAACATCAACAGGAAGTGTGTCCTCATCGGCAAACACCAGGTTGTCGTCTTTGCCGTGTAACAAAACGTGAGCAATTTCGTGAAACCGTGTTTTATGTGGATATTCAGCAACTGGGTTTAAGGCAATAACTTTGTCGCGTGGTCTTGCATAACCCTGGCAATTACCATCAACAAGTTTGAATTTTTCTACGCTGATGCCAAGGTTTTGTAAGGCTAGTTCGGCGTTCCATTCTGGGGATTTTGGCTCTTGAACAAAGTCATCACCCTCAGTTTGAGACAAGGCAAACCAGTTTGGCTTTAGAGCAAAATACTTTATAACCTTCTCTACTTCATTGCCAGACGGGTCTTTTTCCTTGACCTTAAACTGGCTTGGAATATATAAGGAAATGCCTTTTTGGTTTTTTTGAACCCGCCGCCCTAGCTTGTTCCATGCTTTAAGGGTGGCAATCGGGCCAACATCAATTTTCCGCGCCGCACATTGTGTGAACGCAAGCAACTGATTCCCGATAGAAAAGTTATAAAACCTGCTGTACGCAGAACTTATAACACCTGGCTTAGTAACTGCTTCGTTAAGTAATACACTCCATTGGACTTGATTGCTCATTTGAATCTCCTTTAACTGTTTAGCCCCATTTATGAATCGCTAGGCAAGTTGTTAAGTAAATCAGCGATAAAGTGAATTGTAGCGATACGCTACACAATGTCAAGCATATATCCCAACTATTTCTTGTGGGATTTATTTGTGGTAAAATAACAACTTATCCCGAACAACCACCAAGGATTCGGAAATGGAAATCAGTAAAGTAGGGGAAATTACAGAACGCAAGCTCCCGCCTAACGCTGGCAAGGGAAGGCCACCAGGAACGCCTAACAAGTCCACGGCGGCGGTCAGAGAGGCCATTGCTAGGATGGCTGAGGACAACGCAGAGAACTTCGCTGAGTGGCTCACAAAGGTCGCAGCGGAGAGTCCTGAAAAGGCGTGCGACATCTACCTAAAGGCGATTGAGTACCACATCCCCAAACTAGCGAGAACAGAAGTAACAGGCGCAGAGAACGGCCCGCTGACCATCAAGGTGGTCACGGGAATATGACCGAAGCGGTAATTGAGACCGGATACAAGCCAAGGGCAGAGCAAAGACAGATTCACGATGCCGTGGAGAGTCACCGCTTTGTTGTGGTCGTGGCTCACCGCAGGTTGGGAAAGACGGTTGCAGCTTTAAACCAGCTCATCCACGCCTCCTTGCAATGCGACAGAGAAGCCCCAAGATTTGCCTACATTGCTCCGACTTACGGACAGGCCAAGCGGGTTGCGTGGGACTACCTATGCAACTTCACAAGACCGCTCAAAGCCGAGGCAAACATCTCGGAGTTGCGTGTAGACTTCTACGGCAGGAGAATACAGTTATATGGCTCAGACAACCCCGATTCTTTGCGAGGCCAATACTTCGATGGCGTTATTCTGGACGAGATTGGCGACCAGAACCCGAAGATATGGAACGAGATTATTCGTCCTGCTCTCGCAGACCGTATGGGTTGGGCGGTATTTCTAGGAACACCAAAGGGTGCAAACCACTTCAAGGACTTCAGGGATAGGGCAGAGAAAGAGCCAGAGTGGAAGCTCTTGGAGTTCAAGGCTTCGCAAACGAATATACTTGGAAAAGAGGAACTGCTCGCTGCTAAGAAAGAAATGGGCGATGATAAGTATGCCCAAGAGTTCGAGTGTTCCTTTGACAGTCCGGTTGAGGGCGCGTATTACGCTGCTACGCTTAACGGCTTGCCACAGGATAGATTCAAGGAATTTGCGCGGGATGATTTATGCAAGACTTATACCGCATGGGACTTGGGCGTTGGTGATTCAACGGCTATCTGGGTCTGCCAAATTGCGGGGCAAGAGCGTAGGCTACTTGATTTCGTGGAGAACCACGGAGTCGGACTAGATTGGTATGTCAACTGGATACGCAACAATGAATACACAAGTGCCGAGCATATTCTTCCCCATGATGTCGAGGTACGCGAGCTGGGGACAGGAAAGAGCCGAAAAGAAGTCCTGCAAGAACTCGGACTCAACATTACCGTCTGCCCCAGAATGTCAGTCGACGATGGGATACAAGCCGTTAGAAGGTTTCTACCTAATTGCTACTTCCATCCACGGGTTAAACAAGGCACAGATGCACTACGCAACTACCGCCGAGAGTACGATGAGAAGCGCAATGTTTTCTACGACAAGCCCCTGCATGATTACTCAAGCCACGCTTCGGATGCCTTTAGGTATCTCGCTGTGGGCTTAAATACGACCTCGACCTGGGCTAAACCGCTTAACGTGAACACGAAATGGATTGTCTAAATGCAAGAATTTGACCTACAAGCCATCATAGAGAACGAGATAGACAACGCTCTCGGCTATATCAATACCGAGACCGTAGAGGAACGCCGCGACTCGCTCATGGCGTACAACCGCGAACCCTACGGCA